TTAGTGGTTGTATTTCACATTGTGTGAGAAATGTTTGTGTACTGTTGAAATCTATACTGGCCCTTAAAACACCATTTGATGCTCCTACTCCAAATCCAACAAGGTTCGAAAGTTGGAGTGTACCGCCAGTTGGAGAGTCAACATCTATTACTTCAACTACTTCAGTATCTTCAACCCGTATATAAAGAGTTGCTGTCGCGGTTGTTCCATCTATTTGAGTATATCTTAGTGTAGCAGCGTGGACATCATCCGTATATCCGCTTCCCGCTGAAACAATCTTAAATCCATAGAGTAAACCTTGAGTAGAATTAGCTGGAGGTGTTATATCAGCTGGAATTTCAAAGAAGGTAGAAGAGTCTTTAAATGCACTTCCGGCAACATCGATTTCATTAATTTTGACCCAAATATAACCGTCAGCTGAGTTTTCTCCAACTTCTCCATCCACTGAAATTACTCCACCACCATTTTTTACTGCACTACTTGGAGCTACTGTACTATTCACTCCCCCACCATTCGACAAACAAAGATAAAGCGTACTATTGTGAATTACATAACATGCGTATTCAGTTATGCTTCCACCACTTAATGTTTGGTTGAAACATGTCCTATCAGTCGTATCATATCTCTTATATTTTCTTGCGGTGGCCCAATCCTGATTACTTTTTGGAAGAAGACGTTCAACTTCAGACGATTCAATAAGTTTCATCGAAATCAAATTCTGAAGCACATCTTGCCTTTCGAGTTCACTGCCAGTGGGTGTCGGAGCGGATGTTTCATCCGGCCAAGGATCGCTCTTACCAATACCTAAGTAATAACCAGTTCCGGTGTCAATAGGAGAATCTGTTGCCAATGTGTTTATTGCGGTGACAAAGGCGTTAGCATTATTTTTTCTAAAATCGTCTGTAATGATGGCACTCATATCTTTATTTATAAAATTTTTTTATGTTACGCGAAGGTTTCTGTTATTGATTGCTCTAAAGGTGAATCGCTGTCGGGGAAGAAAACATCTGTTAGAGGTAAGTTTCTATCAAGAACTTTAATTGGGGTTTGGTGTCCAGTAACAGAAGTCGTTGAGTTAAGATATGCCCTAACATTTGAAAGATCTGAAACAGATACATCTAATGGTTTCGGAAATCCTTGCTGTGTTTGAGTATCAACTGCATCTATTGGAGTATCCCACGATACCCAAGAATCCGTTTCAGCTGAAGTTGATGAATGATCAGGAGAATCATCTGTTGATCTACCCGTTTCAAACGTCGATGTTTCGAGGAATGCCACTGGCGAATCATTGGTATTCATTAAAACGTATGATGTATCAGTAACTACATATGTTGTAGTTAAAGTAAGTGAAAGCAAACCAGACACCGATGATGAATCATATCCAATAGCGTAAGTTGAAAGAAGATCTTGATCAATTTCGCTTGAATCAACAGTCATGTTGAATGGAGCAGCGGTTATGAATACATTAATATTACCACCTTCATCCAACCATCCAGGCTGATAAAATGGAGTATGATTTCTCAATCCCGTATAAAGATCTCCAACCCAAGTTGGATTTGTGATGTCCCACGATGGAACAACATCTTTATCAGTTCTGGATTGAATCGATTCAATCTGTAAATCCGAAAAAAGTTTTAATCCGGATGGATGAACTAATTTAAAATATTGTTGTTTCCATCTATCAAAGGAAATTCCTGTATTGATAATATAAGAAAACTCTTGCCACCTTTCACCATCATGAAGTTTATTAATATCTGAATTAAATCCTTTACGATCATTATAGTTAGAGAATTGCGTATAAATTGGAAGATTATAGTTACTCCTATTCCAACCCCAAACCAATTCTTCATCGTTTAAATTATCATTAACCCAAAGCGCGAACGGATAGGTTCCTTCAAACTTCCAATGACTATTTTCTTGTGGAGAATTTGGCCCAATAAAATTATCGATAGGACTTGTGTCTCCCGAATAACTTCCGTTTTGTGTTGATATGTTCTTTGTCGGTGATACGGATTCATATAAATCCCATTGACCACTCGAATCTAATTGGTAAACCTTAATTTGGTTTTCATCGTAAGGACTTACAATTGTGTAACCAGTCAATCCATCTGGCCACATGTAAGTATCGTTACAATATCCAACCGGAATTCCCTGACATTTATCATTACCATCTGCATTTGGAGAAACATTAAGACCATCATTAACATGAACAACTCCATAAATGGAATTGGTTGAAATTGTATGACGAACATCTGTTGTTGTTCCTATATCAAGCTTTTGATTATCTAAATCCCAAGTGATTTGAAACTTTGTAGACCGTGAGCCCGGATCTCCTCTTGAAACATAGTCACTTGACATCGGTGAAAGAACTGCCATGTCTTGAGCTCCACCCGTTGTATATGTAGATCCAGCTATATTACCTGTCGATGAAAAGAAAACAACATGCTGATTCGACGGAGAACCATAAGTATTCGTTATAAAAGTTCCATACTTTCCAGCTTTAACTCTTTTCTTTTTGATTAGCGTAGGAGTAAATGAACTAGGTGAACTTAACCCCTGTTCATAATCGATATAAAAACTAATTGTTGTATCTTCAAACGCATAAAAATTATAAACGGTTTCCTTATCTGGACTTTCAAATATTACATCAGAAAAATATTTACCACCAGCTCGAGTTGGAAGAAGCGTATGATTTCTTCCAGTTGCGATTGCCCCCAATTGATTATTTTCTCCGAAATAAAGATGACGATCCACTAAATCGAATGTTTGAGAGTAGGGTAGCGAATTACTATCTCGAAGGTTAGAAATAACTCCAGTATCTAAATTTTTATCGAATATTCGTTTATCTTCAGTATATGTTCCAAGACGATATGTATAATCACCGATAGGAGAATCATATATGATTTCGCTCGTATCAATCGTGATATCAACAGGAGTTGCATCTGTCAATTCAGTTGAAAGCTTATTATCTCCGGAATTAACCCTTGTTTCAAATGATAATCCTACAGAGGTAGGACTATCTGGACTACTATAACCCGAATCTGCTCGGCCTTTACTAACTCTTATCGTAAATGTTTTATCGACAGATAATTTATTATAAGTCCAAAATACATTTTCAAAATTGCTTCCTATTTTTATATAGCCTGGATTTGAAGGAGTATAATCAGGAGTTAAAATAGTTGGGCCAGTTGGAATATCTTCTTCAAATGTTTTTGTCGTCGTATTGTAAAATACTCTATCTCCGTTTCTTTTAATAAATCCAAAATTACTAATTTCGCCGCTCGAAGGTTTAATTAATTGCTCCGAAGGGTATGTAACTGTTACTTGATCGTTAAAGAAAAGTCTGAAAAATTCATTAATACTACCCTCAGAACCACGCGATTTGTAAAAGGATATTATATTTCGAAATAATTTTCTATTGTCTAATACATCAGAATTCGGAATACTCTTTGCAATTTCCTTTTTTATTTGATCTAAGTATAGATTATCAGTAAGATCAATATCATGTTCATATTGAATACGATCTATGATATTAGTTGGCTGATCTTTTGAATTCAGATATTCGTAGTAGTCTTCTAAAAAACTAATAAGTGTAGAAGAGTTTCCACGCAGCTGCGAAGGGAATAACGAAGAAACCGATCCGGTTTCTCGATTATGTATGTGAATATCTCCTACTGCCTTTTGCGTATGCGCCATAAACTATTAGTCTCTATTTACTGTTTCATAATCGGAAAGAAGTCTTGAAACACCACTTATACTTGAATCAATATCTCCTGTTACAGAGGTATCAGCAAGATCGATTGATAATACTTCTTTTCTTTTTGCAACAACATCATCTGATGCAGGCCTCACTTTTACTTTAATTGTACTGGTGGCAGAAGCTGGAAGGTTGTTTAAAGTGATCTTTCCCGTAGAAGGATCAAGAGATCCTGCGTTTGTCACTACCTTCAATATAGATCCATCTGATTTAACAGTGAATACATAAATTCTTCTTTTATTCTGTCCAGCAATTTTCTCATCTCCCAGTTGTACGCTAGAACCGCTATAAGTCCATGTTGTTGAACTGATCATCGATTCGGTTTGATCGCTTTTTCCATCAAGCGCAAAACCAAAATCTATACTATCATTTGCACTTACATTTCCTGTAACGGTAATCGTAAGATTTTTATATGCAAATACTCTAACAACTGAATTTGTTATTGCGGTATTAGTAAGATCTATAACCCTTAAAAAATTAGAATATCTAAACACACTATCAAAATTATTTAGATTGTTTTCATTGAATTGTGATATAGTGCTTCTAACATCTGTGACCAACTCATCTTTAGTCTTCGTAGTAAGAGAAAGATTAAACTTAAAAAATGCTTGAAAAAACAAAAAGGTATATTGAGGATCTCGAAGAACGGGTTTAATTGACACCACTTTACGATCAACAAGGAACGCTTCAACTTCTTTCTTTTCTGCATCGGTTAATGTTAGCTGATTAATATCCAACGGCCGTACGGAAATATTTACTTCTCCATAGTTAGGAATGTCATTATCTTCTCCTCCCCAAACAGATACGTCTTTAACATTATTGATGCTTTGTTGAATTATAGTTTTATAGTCTTCTGCTGTTATAGCCCTATTTTGAGAAATGAATGTAAGAGGAGCATTGAATTTTACACTATCAATTGATTCCTTTTCTCCTCCACCTTGTGCCTTTGTAACTAAGACAATAGATGCGTTATCTTGTATAATTGCATTAGCACCACTGGCATAACTAAAAACTTTTGCGCCATTTGCGATTTCACCATCGGTTGTTAAAAAATCGATTTGTATGATATCTAGTGGATTTGGACTTTTTCCAATAATCCCATCACCAAAAGTTATATCATAATATCCATCACCATTTTCATTAAGAAAATATATCTGTGAGTTGGAATCTATGTTAGTAAACGTTTGAAATTTTGTATATGTTTCAGGTGATACATCATCCGGGCCATTTAAAACCTGTATCTTTAAAGTTGATGTATCGGCCTTTGCAAAATTGATAGTAAACTTTTGATAAGAAGAATCATCAACAGCATATTCAATTGTTCTTCGTGTGCCCTGATATATATCCAAACCATTAAAAATAAATTTTCCAGAGGAGGAAACACTTACCGTCTTATCTTCAATGGTTTGAAATGTGTATGTCACATTATCTATTGTTGTTGTAAATCGCGAACCGCGAGGAAGAGTGTATTCCGCCGATGTGCTATTACTTTGCCGCGTAAAGGTAACATTAATTGTCGCGACAGCACCAGTGGCACTTCTTGGTGTATATCCCAGAAGTTTTGCTCTCGAAACAACATTTGCTCTCAACTGTGCGGAATCCAAGAAGGATTCATTCATCGCCATGTGAGCATTGACTGCGTTGTAGTGTGTGTTGTACGCAAGAACGTCAAGAAGAGAACTTAGTCCAGACCCCTCGAAATCCCAATCGGCAAACGCACTTCCGGTTCTTTGGAAATGGTTCTTGAGGTTTGTCTTTATCTGATCAAAGTCAAGTTCAGTTGTATTAAATTGGGCCATATTATCTGAGTCGCTGTAAGTTAAAGGATACTTCGGTTTCTACTTGAAGATTTATTACATTGAATCCTATATTTACAATATAGGCATTTGCATCCGAATCGTCGAATACTTCTATTTTTAAACCATTCACTCTTGGTTCAAAGTCTTTTATAACTTGTTTTATTTCTTCACGTATTGCCATTCCAGTAATGGCATCAGCCGGTTCAAAAAGTTTTGCGGTTACGTTTCCTCCTATTTCAGGATGAAAGGGTCTTTCGAAAAAATTAGTGAGAACAAGATTCTTTACAGATTGTTTTACTGCTTCGATATCTTTTAAAGGTGCAATATCT